GTGGTCATTTAAATCTGAAAAATATTTACCACCGATAACGTCAATACTTGTTGCGTTACCATTTGAATCTACTGAACCTGTTCCTATGAAAAGTCTATCACCTAAATTTGCTTGAGTACCTGCACCATATGTGAGACCCATTTCACCTTGTTTAAGTGTTGATGGTGATGAAGAACCTGAACTACGTTTTATCTGAATTATAGTTGCCATATTTTATCCCTAAAAGTTACCACAATTGAATAAGAGCGTTCCGGTTGTGGTTACTATCTCCGTTCTGGTTACAAATTTACCATCTGAAGCTCTGTATTGTAATAATGCGCCATCATCTAATTCAGTTGTATCAACGTCACCTAATAATTTTAATTGTAAAGTGCTGTTCCCGGCTGCCTGAGCTGAGGGTAAGGTTACTGCTACTTTTTGTGGACCGGCACTTGTATTTACATTAATTTTAGCTGTTATATCAGGCATTAATCTCCCTCTCTTTACTATATTTATAACAAAAACTAGCTAGAATTATAGAGAGACCTGTGGTCTAACTGATATAACGCCTTCAATTACTCTGGTAACGACATCACCGGTTTGAATTTCTAGGTCATAAACATACCTAGTATCTTCAAGGGCTGAGGTTTGTGTGGCAGATAGAGTTAAGGTCACTACTCCTGAAGCTGCGTCTGAAGCAATAGTAGTAGTAAAATCTGTTCTCGTTCTTGTTGAGGCATAACCTTTAGCTAATTTTGCTCTCGCTGTATAACCAGCAAGATTAAAAGGGTTACCATTTGCGTCTTTTACCGTCACATCCGAAGTAAAAGAAGCGCCTTGGTCTATTTGTAAATTAGCTATAGCCGCCATCTATTTTTTCTCTGTCTCGTTTTTAAGTAATTCTACGATTTTTTTATTGTAATAGTCAGTTAGTACATCAATCTTTTCAATTTCTAGTGTGTGTCTAGTCTTGTTAACTTGAATTTCTTGTCTTACTACCAAACAATTCTGTAAATCGGGACTAAATTTAGTCTCGTCATATTCTTTACCATCAATTGTAATCATTTCAATTCTCCTTCTTATACTATTATTTATATGATAAATACTAGTAGATACTGGAGAAAATATAATGAAAATGCGATATTTAAATAATTGGGCTATTGAACTATCAGATATTGATATATCAAAAGCAACAACACAAATAGCACACCTTATTACCAATCTTACTTTAGAACATATGGTTGTTGTTATACGTAATCAAAATCTAACACCACAACAACAAGTAGATTTTTGTAGTAAAATCGGTAAGTTTCAAGATACCGATACAGATAGAGGTAAAGACTTATCTGTTTACAATGGAATATTAAGAGTCACCGGTAAGAAAAATGAAAGAGGTGAAGAAGGACTTTTTGGTCACACATCAGCATTGGATTGGCACGCCAACCAGGCCAGTAATTATGAACGTAAACCTTTAATATGGTTATATGGTGTTGAGGGTACTAAAGGCAGTAGAACTAGTTGGATTAATAATATAAAATCTTACAATGCTTTAAGTGACGATATAAAAGAAAAAATTAAAGATATAAAAATTACTTTAGGTTATAAAAAAGGCTCTTATAGTAATAGTAAGTTTTTTAAAGAACATCATCATAAAGATAGACCATTTAATTTAGTACACACTAATGACGCTGGTAAAAAAGGATTATACTTTCCTTATTTACAAGTTTTTGGTGGTTTAGATGATGAGTTATTTGATACTTTAAAAAATCATATACTAAAAGATGAGTTTAGATATGACCACGATTGGCAAGATGGTGATATAGTGTTAAGTGAACAATGGTTAAGTATTCACAAAAGATGGTCTTTTGAAGAAATGGAAAAAAGAATACTACATAGAATAGCTTTTGACTACTCTAATGTCACTCTACATAAGCTCTAAAAATTATTCTTTCGCCTGTTTCATATTTAAATGGTGTTCGTCTATGTAATAGTGTAAAGTTATTTGCAATTACTAATCTATTTGTTTTCCATTGAACTTCTTGTATCTCATTTGATAAGACAGCATTTTGTAATTCTTTATATACATTTTCATCAAGATTAGCCATTTCATTCCAACGTGTGAAATACCCTTGTTCATCTTTACCAACAATTTCTTTTTCACCTTTGTATATTCTTCTTAAATATAATCTTTGGTCTAGTTTAGAATCAAACTTATAAAATCTACCCTCATCAATAGGTTTTTTAAAATTGAAAGTACATTTAAGACTTTCATATTTTTTACCTAATTCATCTGATATTCTGGAAGAAATGTATTGAGTAGTAGGACATTTATCAGACGCCATCTTACACCACAATGCTTGATAGTTTGGTTGATTTTCAGTTTGTAATCCATCTTGGTGCCATAACTGATTAGGTATATCAGTAGTTTCTTTAGAAGTTATTTCCGGCAAATCAATCATATCTTTTACTTTGCCATACTTACTCATATATTGTTTAGCGTCATCTAAACTTTCTATGTTATCTATGATTTCAATATCTCGCATACTTCTTGTTGAACTCCGTTAACGTCTCTATGTCCTTCTAATTGATTATATTGCCAACCATCAGGTAAAAATTGTGTCGCATATTGAATAGTTAAAGCCATAGTTTTTCCTGTTCTTTTATATAATTCTGTTGACCAAAATAATTTCTTATAACCTAATTTATCTGCAATTTCTATTTGATAAGGTGCTAAGTATTTCCAAGGATATCTTACTCTTTCACCTCTTACTTTGTATTGTCTATATTCTGGTGTAATATAACATCTACTATTTACTCTAGCAGTACCATCTTTCCACTTTTGTAATCCACTAAAACCTACTAACTGGCCGTCATCATACAATAAACAAAAGCAAATCATTTGATTTAACTTTAATTGTTTCAATGTGTAATTAGCTTTTAATTTATCTTTGCTTTGTGCTATATTATCTAACAACCATTGAGGTGGTGTGCCTTCAATTATTTTAAACATCTTTCTATTATCCAACCTGATATATCATATTCACTTAATCTAATTTTATTAGGATTTTTATGATGAATATTATGGTGTCCTTCACCAGCAGATAACAAGTTAATAAAATAATTTGTTACCGGTTTTTCATCTTTATGACCTAATGCATTGAACAAACCATAACTAATAAAGCCTAATACTAAAGGTGATAATACAAATATAAAAAATACTTGAAAACTAATTAGTGATGTAGCAACTGCCGTGGCAATATGCAATTTTAACCAATGTTTATGAAAAAACATTATTCTAGGATTTCTATATAAATCTTTAACGAACCCTCTATCTATTTTTTCAACTTTCCAATTATTTAAAAGAACGTTCCAGAAACCTTTGTGAGTTGGAGAGTGAGGGTCTTTTTCTGTATCTGAAAATTTATGATGTATTCTGTGAGCACCAATCCAACCTACTGGCGACCTAGAGAAAGCCAGCATAGATAAAAACAATGAAATGACTTCAAATGTTTTACTTGTTTGAAATTGATTATGTGCGAAACGTCTGTGAAGACCGATAGATAAACCAAATATAGCAATCAATTGATACCATATAAAGCCTAGTACCAGCATAATTATGATGGCCATTTTTTACTCTTCGGTTTCTAATATAATATTGTTAAGACCACAATATGTATTTCTGCCTGCTCTACTATCTATTGATACATCTTCATTTAAAAAGTTATCAAGGGCATTAGTATCTTTAAATGTAAATGTCATAGTTTTTTTCAAACCATCAGCTGACTCTTCATTTAAATTATAACTTTCAATTTCTCCAGCCGCTACTAATTCATCTAGTCTAGTAATTACTTCAGCACCTGGCGTAAAGAATCCTACTGCTATATTAGGTCTAGTTTGTTTTACTCTGTTTATAATGCTCATATGTTTATTTATACTCCTTTTACAAATAGTTTTTCCGATACTATCTCATTTACAGGCTTGCCAAATAATTTATTTCTGGTATACTCACAGGTGTTGTGATTCAAGTCCAACCAAGGAGTAATTCCTATAACCAAATTAATTCTAGGTTGTTCGTTTTCAACTTTCTTGACAATGGTAGCCCGGTGTGGTTTTCTTGTATTCCAAAGATAAACTTTTCCAATTTCCAATTTATACGTCTTGTCTGACCACTCTATAACATATTCATCACTTGTTTGTAATGGTATGTTAATTCTTAACAATTGACAGGTTGGTTCATCTACGTGCCAGCCTCTATTGTTTGGTTCTTCACCATATCCAAAAATATAGGCAACCCGACTTCTCGCCATCGGAAAATTAAATTTTTCTAAAAAGAAACCAAGATGTTCTTTTATTACTTCATCTATCTTACAAAAACCAAACGTATCGTGATAAGTGTCCTTTAGTTGTTTGTGTTCACCTGCGCCTTTTTCTAATCCAAAATATTGTGTTGTTAAAGGCGACCCCCATACTTGACCATATCTACTCTGTTCTTTGTCTATAAAGTTAGGATTATATGTTAATCCAAAACCTTTATATTTTTCGTATGTGAAATCTTTTGTTTTCCAAGGAGATAAACCGACTTTAGATTCTATCTTTTTTACAGCTTCTAATATGTCTTTTGCTGGTGGTAAGTTTAATTCTTCTAATGTAAACTCTTGCCAACCAAAATTATCCTGTTTATCGTCTGTACCATCAAATAGCTTTTTCACTTCATTTATAACCATACGGATATTTATATAAATAGTGGAATGATTAATATAGTATGTACCAGTAAGCCTGGTGATGGATTGCTTTGTTATAGTTATGAGCATTGTTGTTATTTAAATTCTATTGGCATTAAAAGCCAAGTGGTAATTATCACACATCACAACTTTACAATACAAAATTATATAGACTCAATAAATGAGAAATATAAGACCTATGAAAATGTGGTCTTTAACTCATATTCTCCAACTATGGAAGAAATTACTTTGATTATGGGTAGAAGTATGTTGACACTATCATATATCAATAGAAAAGATTATACAAACGACCAAATGTTAACTCTACATCTACTATTTGGTTGCAAACTTATATCTGTTTATTCTGAAAATCACGTCAAAGAATATCCATTAGCTTTAGAACATTACAATCCAAAAGAAGTCTATGACTTATGCGATTGGGACGTTTACCCCAATGGTGTTGGTGCTCAATATGAAAAAATGATTAATTTTGAAGAGTATAAACCAGTAAAAAATGACGTACAATTTGAGTATCTATTTTTAGGCACAAATAACGTGTATTATAAAGAGGTAGATAGATGGATAAAAGAGTGTCCTAATTGTTTTAAATCACACGGAATATTGACATATGACGAGGATTATACTATAATGGATTACAATAATATAATTGCGCCTGTTCATAACTTATTAGGTCTTTTTAACACTTATGTTTATACAAAGAACTATTATGACCCAGCGCCAAGACTTATACAAGAATGTAAATGGTTGGGTAAAAATATAGAATATTTGAGAGATAAAAATATAAAAGATGGCGGTCCTGTTTATATGAAACGGCCGGTGCCTACAAAAGAAATGTACAAAGAGAACGCAAAAGTATTAGTAGATTTAATTAAGAGTATATAATGAAAAAAATATTATTAGCAAGTGGTTGTAGTTATACTACACACAATTACAATTCTCATTATCATACAGATATGAAGTGTGATTGGCCAAAATGGCCTGAAATACTAGCAGATAAATTAGGTATGGATTGTATTAATGTTGGCCAATCAGGAGCCGGACAAGAATACATTTATACTAGTATTGTAAATAATATTAATAAAGAAAATATAGGTTTAGTAATAGCAGGTTGGTCAAGAGCAAGTCGTAGAGATTATTGTTATCGTGGCAAAGACCATTGGCAAAATGATATTTGGGACGAAAAAGGCGATAATAATTATTTCATAGGTAGAAGTTTGATGTATCAGTATAGTTTTCAGCAATTATGTAAATCACTAGGATTAAAATATAAACAAATGCAAATTATAAACTCTTATGAAACTGCAACTTGGGCTGGTTCTAATGAAGTTTGGCCACACGCAAGAGGCAAGTTATTATCAAGACAAGGACACTATCTACATATGCAAAAAAATCCTTTATTTAATTTAATTGACGATAACTTTATTGGTTTTCCTGGTAAAGAATTGGGTGGTTTTTGTATGCAAGATTTTATGAAACATCCTGAAGATTATATTTCAGAAAAAGATTGGCACCCTAATGCTAAGGGTCACCAAGTGATAGCGGAGGAAATATATGCACGGTTGGGATAAAGAATACGAAATCTTTACAAAAGAATATCAAGAACTATTTGATAAGTCTATGAGAAAAAATCAAGAGTCTAATATAGAGTTTCTTGAAGATAACTTATCTAATATGTTTGGTAGAAAGGCTGTTGTTTGTAATAGTGGTACAGACGCTTTATTCTTTTCACTATTAAGTTTAGGTATTGGTAAAGGTGATGAGGTATTAACAACCAACTTTTCTTGGATTTCAACTGCTAGTGTCATATCAATGACCGGCGCTACACCTATATTCTGTGATATTAATATACTATCTTATCATATGTCAATAGAAAGTATTGAAGATATGTGTACAGACAAAACAAAAGCAATCATATATCCACATCTATTCGGCAATATGTCAGATACTAGCAAGATTCAAGAATTTTGTCAAGCAAAAAAGATACATTTTATTGAAGACGCTTGCCAATCTCTAGGTTCCAGTTATAATAGTATTAAGGCTGGAACAATAGGCGATTTATCTACATTAAGTTTCAATGCAAATAAGGTTGTATCAGGTATTGCTGGAGGTGGTGCTATCTTAACAGATGGTGATACTGATATATTTAAGAGATTAAGAAAACACGGTGAAGGCAAACAATTAGGATATAATTCTAAAATGTTATTGTTTAATGCTGAAGTAATTAATTTTAGATTAAATAAATTAAAATATTATATTAGTAAAAGACAAGAATTGGCCAAATACTATGATGAACAATTACAAGAATATGTGACCGTTCAACCTAATCCACCAGAATTAAATCATAACTATCACAAATATGTAGTTAGGTTTCAAAACAAAGAGGTACGAGATAGAGTAAAAGAAAAGATAGGCCAAATACATTATGATAAACCTATCTCTGCAAATAAGATGTATGAAAATATAGAACATAAAAAAGATACAAGTTTTATAAGTCAGATTGTATGTGATACTATATTGACTTTACCATTACATCCGTTTATGAAAAAAGAGGAACAAGATAAAGTAATTAATACTATCTTACTATTAATATGATAGAACACAATAAATCACTTACTCAATTTAGTTATGTTGATAAACAAGGCAATATGTCTGATATAACTAAAAAATGTCCTATTGAATTATGTAAGATTATGAATAAAATTTTAGGTGATAATATGTTTGACGAAAGTTTAGTTAATAAAGATGTTGAAGATATTTACCACTATTTAATTGAGAAGACTTATCAAATGCCTGAATGGGTTGATATGTCTGTTATGTTAAACGATAAGCCGAAAGATAAGTTAAAGATAGCATTTAACAAATTCTTTTTTGATATGATAAACTATGAAAACATTTAAAGAGATACAAGATAATTACCGAGCAATAGATTTCTTTTTGTCTATGTCTTGTAATAAAGATTGTCACTATTGTACAAGTTATACTTTAGAAATGCGTAATCTTACCGTTGATATGCAATTCTTAAAACAAACATTAGATTTCCTAAAAGATTATAAGGTAAGAATTAATCTATTGGGTGGTGAGCCAGGCCTAATTAAAAATTTAGATGAAGTTATTACCGAAATTAAGAAGTATCCAAACTTTGTATGTTCAGTATTATCTAATTCTTTTATACGTAAAAGATACCCTCATATTTTAGAAGACAAAGATATATTGTATGTTGAACACAACATATTAGATTGGTATGAGGATGAAGTTAAGAAACTAGGTAACTTTGATTACATACCAGAAAATGATAACAATAATTTTAATGTAGTTGTTAGAACACCAAATTACTTTAAATACAAAGATAAGTATCCTGAAGTAATAGAAAAATTGAATCATAAAAATACAATGTGGAAAGCATTTAATGGCAGGTCACCAGAATTTACAGACGTTATACAGGCTGAAGAGATAGATAGGAAAATGTGTGCAGCTTTTCCACAGGTGCCTGTAATAGATTTTGAAAAGAAACATATTGTACATTGTAGTAAGAAGTTTGCAAATAACAAAGAACTATCTAAAACGTTTGACTTAACGCAAGAGAATATAGATAAGATGATGAACTGGCAATTATTTAAATATGAAAACTATTGTAAAACTTGTACTGAATTTGTACCACCAAAAGGACATTTTACTTTTAGAAAATATGCGAGGGTTTTAAATGCATAATATATACGCTGTTGCTTTAAATTTACACGACCAAAATGTTTATGACGGAAAAATACATAGACAAATGGAAAGATATACTAGATTTAAACATAATCTACCATATCACGCAAATGCCTATGAAGAAGATAACGATAAACTGAATACAAATGATTATGAATTAAACAATGAGTTTGTTAAAGATTATTTTCATAAGCCAGATAGTGGTATCTTGGCATTTACATATACTAATGGTGGTATTAGAATGTGTAAAGAACTTATTGATAAAGAGTTTCTTGACTTTGTACCTAAAAAATTATTTGATTTTGTATTTAAAGATGATGTTTATTATTGTGACCACCATCAATCTCACGCCACATATGCGTTTATAAACTCTGGTTTTGACAAGGCAGATATACTTGCCATTGATGGTATTGGTGCTAAGTTTAGATGTATCTTTGTTGATAAAGATGAAAATATAAAAGACTTATCAAAAGAATTACCGATTGGTTGGTTATGGAATCAAATGTCTAAACTTACAGGATTCGGGTCACTAGGTGCAAGTAAACTTATGGGTCTTGTTGGCTATGGCAATTATAATCAATATTACTATGATGTATTTGAAACAATTGTATCAGGTGAAATAAAAGAAAAAAATTATGATATACACAATATGATTAATATTGATAAATTTGGTAAAGAAGCATTAGCATTTACTTTACAAAAATTTACTTTAGATAAAATAAAAGAACATATCTACCCATTAAAGACTTGCGATAATTTATGTATTGCTGGTGGTGTTGCATACAACGGATATATGAATGAAGAGTTTACTAAACACTACAAAAATGTATATGTACCACCTGCTGTAGGTGATGAAGGCCAAGCAATTGGTGTTTATCAACACGTTAGTGTAAATATGAATAACTACAAACACAAATCAGAAACTTTTAGTGGCCACGGATACCCACACAATTATGGTGAAAAGATTAACTATAAAGAAATAGCTCAAGCAATTGCTGATGGTAAAATTGTAGGTTGGTATCAAGGTCGTTCAGAGAGTGGTAATAGAGCATTAGGCAATAGAAGTATATTAGCAGACCCACGTAATCCTGATATTAAAAATATTATTAATGCAACAATTAAAAACAGAGAAGACTTTAGACCTTTTGCACCAGCTGTATTAGAAGAACACTATAAAGAATACTTTGATACAAGATTGCCAAGTCCTTTTATGTCTCGTATATGCAAAGTTAAATCAGATAAAGTACCAGGCATAACTCACATTGATGGTACTGCAAGAATACAAACGGTCAATAAAGAGTTTAATGAAAAGTTTTACAATATCATAAATGAGTTTTATAAAATAACAGGTATACCAATGCTATTGAATACAAGTTTTAATTGTCAAGAACCTATTGTAGAAACACCACAACAAGCAATAAAAACGTTTAGAAAAACTGCATTAGATATTCTAGTCATAAATGATTTGGTAATTAAGAAATGAATACATTTGAGTTATTAGAAACAAAAAGAAAACACGTTAGAAGATATAAAGATATTGTACCTGATAAAGCAATAATTGATAAAGTATTATATAAAGCCTGGAAAACAACACCATCAAAAAATTCTTCTATGGCATATCAATGTTTAGTTTGGGGACCAGATAAAAAACAAGAAAAAGAAAATATATGGAAAGTTGTTACCAAGTCTCATTACGAAGTTGAAAAAAGAGCTGTAAAAGAAGAACTTGCTGAAACAACTCAAAAAGGCGTTCCTAATCCTTATTACGAACACGTAAAATTTAATCCATACTTATTTACAATACACGCCAGATTATCAACACCAAATCCTTATTTTAAAAGAAAGATTAGAACAGGACATTTTTATGACCAAGGTCATATAGAATATATGGATAGAATTATTGACGCAACAGCTGTTGAAGTAGGATTGTTTGCTCAAAACCTAACTAATTATTTGTTAGAAGAAGGATTAGATATGTCTTACAATTCTTGTTTTAGAAGAGATATTAAAGAATGGCACAAAGTCGGACTTGATATGATAACTACAAGATGTTATACTATGGTTAGTTGTGGATATGGCGAAAGATATAGAAGACAAGAAATAGGTGCTCATAATGAAGACCTTAAACCTGAACAAAAAGATATAATAAAATGGATTTAACTTTATTTAAAAAAATAATGGCAGAGGCCAGACATAATAAAGACTTATTAGATTCAGTAAGTCCTAATCAATACAAGTCTAAAGAAAGATTAATTAAACACGTTGAAAATTTACAATTAGTTGACCAAAATAGTGATATTGTAATACTTGGTGGTTGGTATGGCAGTATATTAATACCTGCCTTTAAATATGTTAATAGAATTACACATATTGATTTAGATGATAAAGTTATAGGCATAGCAAAGAATAGATTATTTGACCACTATAAAAATGTTGACTTTATTACTAGTGATGTATTTGATAAAAATAGAAAAGGTAGAATAGAAAACGCAAACTTAATTATTAATACATCTTGCGAACATATGCCCTCAATGAAAAAATTAAAACTTAACACTAAAGCCTACTTTGCGTATCAATCAAATAATATGTATGATATTGAAGGCCATATTAATTGTGTATCATCTATTGAAGAATTTAAACATCAATTGCCGGAAAATGCAAAGGTTATGGTAGAAGATAAAATTACAGATGAAAGAGGAACTAGATTTCTTCTAGTAGGTAAATATGAATAGACTTATCTTTAGTTTATATGTTGAGGTGCCAGATGAGCAGTTTGTAGATAATGTTGAAACAAACTTAAACACCAAAAAACAAATGAGTGATAATTACAAAAAACTAATTGATTGTAAAAGACATTACGCAAATAGTATTGGTGTTGATTTTATTATGGTAGAAAAATATAAAGACTATTATGATGAAATGAAAAGTAAATATCCTTTTCTTACCACTTATAATATTATAAACTTTTACAAAATATACTTGTTGTATAAGTTTTCAGCAGAGTATGATGAGATATTATATCTTGACTTTGATGTTGTGCCTAATACAAAAGAAAACTTTTTTGAAGTATGGGACTTATCTAAAGGTGTGGCTGTTTTAAACAATAATGACAAAGTATTAAGAATGAGTCAAATAACAGAAAAGACACAAACAATTAGAAGTCCTACGTCAAAGTATTATAACACTCAAGCAATGTTATTAGATATGGGTATGAAAACAGAAAATGATGTAATCAATACAGGCATTATAGGTATCAATAAATCAAACTTATATAAATTAGCATACTTTAATCAGTTTGACCAAGATATGATAAAGATGACACAAATAAAATTTGATACGTCTGTCTTTCCTAAAAAGATTGTAGATTATTTTGGTTACGATAATGAAACTTTGTTTGGTGTTAAATTAAAACAAAATGATGTACCAGTACAATGGTTAGATAATAAATGGCATTACTTCTTTGATAATTGGTTGTTTATACCTGAAGATACAAAATTAATTCACGCAATCAATAAAAGATTTGATATAGTTTGGAGAAATGTAAATGCTTAAGATATGTACCGTATATTTTGATGGCATTTATACACCAGACTATGTAAGTAAATTATATAGAAGTTTAAAAAGAAATAGTACAATACCTTTTGAGTTTATATGTTTAAGTGATACAGACGTTGAAGCCGATTTAGTATTACCTTTAAAACATAACTCAATCAAAAAACATTGGCATAAATTAAAATTTTTTAGCCCTCAATTTGCTTATCAACAACCAGATGATGATATAATAGTTATGGATATAGACCAAGTCATTGTTGGAAATGTAGATGATTTATTAAATTATCCTGTACATACTAATGAACTTATTAGTTATGATTCTTGGTGGGATAAAGATTTAAAAATTAATGGCAGTTTTTACAAATTTAAATCAGGTAGATTAAAGTTTGTATGGGATAGATTTATAAGTAATCCTGAATATTGGCAACTATTTTATTATAATCAAGGTATTGTTCATAAAAAATATTATGGCGAACAAAACTATGTTTATCAATGTATGTTAGATTATAATGTAGAAGTAACCACAACTCCTGGTAGTTGGTTGGGATTGTATGATAATGATTATAAAAAAAATTTAAACCTACAAAAAGTTTATTGTAAGTATTTTAATACCGACTATATGATAATGGGAGATACACATAAAAATTTAAAGGTTGTTAACTTTGCAGGACCTGGTAAAACTATACACGAAAACAATGAACAATGGATAAGGGAGAATTGGTATGAGTGAACGAGAAGAAAAAACTAAAAAAATACTAGGTATGTTCTATGATTGGGACAAAGAAAGAGAAGTATTGTCAACAATACAAAAATGCCAAAGAAACTTTGACCATAAAAAATTTAATCCTAGAATTGACACTAATGAAGAAATGATTAAAGAGCTTTTATATATTGCTCAAAATTCGCCTAGTAAACAACACGAAGGATATTATGATGTTTATTGGACAGCTGATAGAAACACAATACAAGAAATATCCAGATATACTTGGGGCAATACTCATAGAAGAAATCCACCATCAAACTGGAGAAACTCACAAGCAAATGCCAGCATTTATATAATTTATGTTGCAAAAGAACCAGATACACAACTCAATGCTAATGCTGACGGTACACTAAAACTAAACACTCATCCTGAAAGATGGCACAATGCTTATATTAGTATTGGTATATCAATGGGTTTAGTTATGAGAGCAGCTGCTAAAATGGGTTTTTCAACTGGTTGTAATAAAAATATGAATGATTTAGATGGCAATGATTATTGGGAAAAGAAATTAGATATACTTGAAGATGTAAAAGCTGGTAAAAAGAAATTAGCATATGGTATTGGTATAGGTTATCCTAATGAAAAATTAGAACGTTGGGAGTCCGAAGAAACTGAAATAATGATAGGCGCAGCTAATGGTAGTAAAATAAGTTTAACAGACCAAGAAATTAGTCCTAGTCAGATTAAAGGTGGTATGAAAATGAGAAAAGCAAAAATTGTAGATATAAAAGAAAATGCTGGAAAATCATTACAAGACCCATATGGTAATACTCATATAATACCTGACAAAGCAGAATTTAAAATTAATTCATTTAGAAATAGAAACATTAAGGTTACTGAAATTAAATGAGAATAATATGTTGTAAGTTTGGTGATTACTACACCAATTGGCACGTTAAAAATTTAAAACATATGATTGATACTTATTCTGGTATCAAGTATGATGAGTTTGTTGTTGTGTCTTCCGATTTGTATGGTAATTGGTATAATAAACTTCAAATGTATGAGATATACAAAGACGGCCAAAATTTATATTTTGATTTAGATGTAGTTATATATGATAAGTTACCAGACTTAACAAGAAAAAATTTTACTTTATTAGATGATAGTTGGTGGAGAGAACCAGCACACACACCATTAAACTCGTCTGTCGTATCTTGGACAGGTGATGTATCTCATATATGGAAAAAATTTAAAAAGAATGATAAAGCATATTTAGAAAGATACAATAAAGGTAGTGATGAGTTTTATTATCGTGAAATTAAATATGATACTTTTGATAAATTATGTCCTTCAATAAAAGACCACGTTTATAGTTTATCTCCACCATCTGGTTTTAGTATGGTAACTTTAGGACAAATGCAACACCTTATGGAAAAAGGTTGGTTAGGTTGGTGGTCTAATTACTTTCTTGAACAATAGTTA